GTAGTCTTACCACTTATAGACCTAATTTTACTAGAAGTCCATGTACAATTAACTAATGTATGTTTGTACCAAATGTCACGCTTAGTAATATTATCTTGTGCCTTAACCTTGCTCAATAATGTTACGTTATATTTAAAAGTTGGCAATATCATCATTCGCCTACCACCACCACCGCAGATATCAATTCTATTGGTAACATTTCCACCGCTAAATTGTATAATTCTTTATTAACTGAATCAAGGGTTACTGCATCTTTATAACTCACGGAAACACCGTCATTGCTGACACTTGTTGCACCCTTGATATCAAGTTCGTCGAAGTCATTATATTTGTTAATCATTTCTACCATCAAGTCTTTTACACTATCTGGTATCAATGTAAGTAGCTTTAAGCGGTCTTGTGTCCAATAGTTAAGTTTATATTCTGCTTTCTTTTCTAGTGTTGGAAAGACAGACTCTGCCATCTTGCCACCACTAATTTTGTAATAATCGTAATCAAGATACATTGTCTGCCTCCATTTTTATTTATTTGTCTTAGGCTTTTCTGGAATTGGTTTATTTACTTGTGGATTTGTTGGAGCTGGCTTTTGCTGTTTTGGAAATGTTAATCCTATTACTTGTGACATTTAATCACCTCAAGCCTTATTATGTAAATAAATACCAGCTGTTTTATTGTCATATACGTCTGCGAGACCATAAGCACGGTAAAAGAACATATAACCGTCAGAAGTTTGGTTTGCCTCTGGTGTAATAATTTTATTAACTGTGTGCTTAGGGTACTGCATTAAAGCTGACTTATGAATAATCATGAAGTTAATATCTTTAGCTGCTACATTTTTAGCATATCCGCCGACTTCTTCACCAGTTCCACCAGTTTTGAGGTCAATCGCAGTATAAAAACGTGATTGTGGAATTTTAACAACGCTTGAGAATGAAGCCATAACTTCTTTTGATTTTGTTGTATCAACTGCCATAATCTTATTATATAGAGTAGGTGTAATATTTAATATACGTCCCTCTGCTGGTACTTCATCCTCATCCATTTTGTTTTGTGCGTCGACAAGAGCTGCAAGAACTGCGTTACCATCTGCAAGTGCTGCGGCTATTGCTTTTGAAATTCCAGATGTTCCAGCATAAGTTGCAAATCTAAATGCGTCCATCTCTGGTACTACTTTTGTGCGGATAAACTCGCTTGAAAGCTTGCCAAATGCAATACCAGCGGTTTCTTCATCGTCCATATTGTCAACAGAAAATTTGCGTCCTCTGTCATAGTTAAATGTTACAGTCTCATATGCAAGTGTTACATCACCTTGCTTATATCCCTCCGCTCTACTGTAAGCTCCGAGACCTTGCATAGAAAGTTTAGGAATAACAATTTCATTTGTGTTTGCTCCAGCACTTACAAGAGCTGAATCACCATCATAAATAGATGTGAGTGACGCATTTTTATATACCTCGTCTAGTAGTGCAATGTATTTTTTAAATAGTGCGATAGCGTTAGCCATTTTAAAGTCTCCTTATTGTTTAGTTGGAGGTAATCCCATAACAGATCGTACCTTATCATCTGCTATGTCTCCTGTAGGATTGCCTGTTGCTGGAATGTTTAGAGGTTCTTGTGGATTCTTAAATATTCCCTCTTTGTCTTTTGTAAGTACATTAAATAAATCAGATACACCTTTGCCTGTGTTTTCTGACTTGCCTAACTCACTTTTTAAACTATTCGTAAATGCACTTTTTGTATATTCATTTGCGAACTTCTTGTCTTTCATTCCTTCACTTGCAAAAAAATCTTCAATAGTAGAGGCAAACTGTGCGTCTACAAGAGCTACTTTTTCAGCATCTTTACGCTTAACTTCAGCAGTTTCATATTCTTCAACTTTAGTTTTTAGTTCTGCAATAGTAGTATCTGAACCCTCAGACTTCTTTATAGTATCGTTTAGTTCAGTAATTGTAGTATTTGCAGTTTCCAGCTTATCTTTGTAGCCTTTTTCACTAGACTTTGCAGTGCCAATATCACTTGAATTCTCATCTAGCACAGTTTTTAAGTTTGCATCAGTAATTTCTGGAAATAAGTTTTTCAAAAATTCTCTTGTCATATTTGCTCCTTATCTCGTTTCAGTTTTTTTATCGTGGTTCTTTCCACCTCGATTGGTAGTTTCTCGTGATTCCGCACAGATTTTGAAAAGTTTAAATTATACTTATAGTATAACATTTAGGATGTTATGTGTCAATTATCATAGATAATTTTAAGACCATAAGCTTTAGCAATATCATGCTCAATTTTGCACCCTCTTGTATCTTCCCAGCCTTTACAAAAATATGCTACATCACAAAGTGACATATTTTCAACGCTTTTTGCAAGGAAACAAAGTGGAACTTGTACTACACCTCGTTCAACCATTTTCTCTTTGTTATACCATTCATCAGTAAATAGTGTATTTACCAATTCAAGGTTATGACTTTTGAAATATTCAATAGCTTTGTTTCTTGTTTCAATAATTTCTTCTTTTGTTTTGCCTCTCATTGGCTGCGATAACATTGCTTTTTTCATGTTAGTTCTCCTTTAATTAAATTATTATGTGTCAATTGTCTTACTTACGATTATCTCCCCATATTGCTTTATAGACTTCTTCTGGTGTGCAATTTTCTATAGTCTTAGTATTACTTATTTTAGGTGCAACTATAAATTCAGACTTATCAATAACATTAAAATCATCATCTAACAATGTTATTTTGTCTAGTTCACCCACAAATTTATAAGTGTATCCTCGATAATACATTGTAACTTTCGCTTTCTCACTTAAATCTATTTTATACCCATCTATACGTTGAAACTGGGTTGTAGTGCCTTGATTTGCAACTCCATCAATTTTTATAAACATAATATCAATCTCCTTTGTTATCTTGTTCTACTTGGCTTAGGTGCAAGTCCCAATTGTTTTGATACATTTTTGTATTCTCTTGCTTTTAATGTTATACGCTTTTGCATCTGTTGTGTTCCTAGTGTGTCACCTGCGTCTTTTAAAGCGTTACGCTCATCTTTGAGTTTGCGTAGTGATAGCTCATATTTGCGTTGTACTTGTGTTGCCTCATAGCCTGTTGTAGTATACTTTTTATTACCAACAGTATAATTTATAGGCTTGTTAGCCTCTGCATGACGCTTAGTTAATTCTGTGTTTGTATACGTTGGCTTTGATATATCTAAAAGCACTAGAAACTTAGTATGCTTACATCCCATGTCGCCGAGTGGACGTGTTAAGTTATCGTTTACTTTTTCCCATTCTTTTAGTGTAAAGCGTTTACCATCGATTTGTTGATGATCAGGAGCACAATGTGAATGTGATGATATTTCAACTCCATCAGCTCCAAACTCTTTTCCTTGCTCTTCACGTACATCATTGCTCATTTGTCGCACTGCATCAAGTGTGTTCATCCGCACCGTACTATCTAACCTGCGTGCGTACCCACTCGCATAATCTACCGTTTTTATACCACTTTGTGACATCTTCTTAACTGTTTGCCTAATTGATGTATTATAATCTATTGCACCACTTTTAATATCGTATATAGCCTTGTTAACCGTTTCAACATATTGTTGCCTAACCGTTTTAGGTTTGCCATCAATTACAAATGCTCTACTCTTAAACATTGCTTTTAATTCTTTTTGTGTTTGCTTCGTAGCCTTTTTTATAATCGGCGACGTGTTAACCGCTTCAGCCGCTGCAACTTGCTTTATGCCTATTGCTTTGTAGTACTCGCTTGATACCTCATCATTAGCTAAAGACGCTTTGTTAAATGTTGATGTTGTCTGTTCTGCAACGCTTTTTATAACTTCTGCTTGAACTTTGTTAATATCTCGTAAATCTGAGGCTAGATAGTCACCTACTGACTTTAAACCCTCACCGCCTGTATCACCTATCATTTTTAAACGCTTAGCAATAATTGATACAGTACGGTCTGATAACTCTTTTGCAGTGTTGCCTAGTTTATCAGAGATGCTATATAAGTATTCATCGTATTCTTTGCGTGTCATTTCATCAGCCTGCTAATTCCTTTTCCTGCTGTTCTTCTACACACCCTTTTTATTACTTTACCTTTTTTTATTGCGTTAAAGTCATTACTATATTTCAAAGCTTTGTATAAAAATGATTTAAATGTCATCTTTGTCATCTCCTATGTTTATAATATTATATTTATTATTCTAATCCTTCAATTATTTTTTTAGCTTCTTCTCGTGTTACTCCGATCGATACAACTAAGATATTTATTGCTTGACCGATTGTAAGTTGTTTATTTGAATATTGCTCCATTACCGCTAACAATGATTGAGTTTGTGCACCGTTTAATTGTTTCCTAGCTACATCTTTAACTGTTTCTTCCGCTTCATCATCAATCACATCTCCACCCATATCATTGTCTATATTGTCATCAGCATCATCATCTATTATGCTTGATGATTCTTCGCTTATTTCTTCAACACGTGCCTTTGCTTTTTCATAATCCTCATTCATTGTCCATTGCCTGCCTTCTGCTTTATCTGTCCAATTAAGTGATTCTGCTGTGACAAGCTGATTAAACCTTGATTCCATATTCTCAATGTACGTGTCTGACCATTCGAATTTTACGTCATAATTGCCCATAGGCGTGATATTATTACGATTGCATATTTTGTCTACTGCATATAGCAAATCTTCAATACATACTTCTATGTTACCTCTAAAACTTGTTATAAATGCAAATGTCATCTGTAAATTAGCTTTCATTTCTGTTGCTGTCGCATAATTGGTTACAGGACGTGTAAGTATGCCAGTGGATAGTCCTGCTAACATTTCAAGCATTCTAAAGTTTACTTCTATGCCAGTTTCTAAGCTATCTGAACGAATATCTGGTGAGTACTCATGTATTAATCCACCGCCGCCATCTTCATTAGTCCCTTTAATACTCTTTATAATTCTTTTTTTGCCCTTAGGAAGTTCAGTATCACCGTTATCATCTTTTGTAAATATAGATTTATCCGCAAATATCATTGTTTCTTTGTCCGCATACTCTTGATTAAATCTATGATATGCTTCTTTCGCAGCTTTAACCGCTACATCGAGTCCATATGTAATAGGCACACCATTAACGCTGTTAACGTCTGCTCTGTTTACAGTAGGGCATTTAATACGTCCTATAAGTAATCTATCTACATTAGGTATGTTAATTTCTGTCTTAATATTTTGCCATTGTGGCACTTCTGAAATTGACACTTCTTTTCCATCTTTAAAACACATCTGATAAATAAAACAAGTAGAAATAATAGAGCCGTTGTATTCAACATCACGTAGTTTATGATATTCTATCCGTTCATAAAGTGCGTTTTTAGTTTTCCACTCATCACATTTTATTAAAATTCCGTATATAAATTCTCCTATACTTTCAGTAATTGTAAAATTGCCTTTGGTAATAATATCAATAGCAATTCTTTTACCATCAGTGTTAGGCTTGAATATACAATCTCCTGTGCCTAAAGCAACCTCACACCCAGTCTTTAAACGTGTACGATAAAAGCGTTGTGAAAAGGTGTCAATATAATTTGCTCTTGCATTATCCCCAGTGACAGAAATTGAGCTGTCAAGAAGCGTAATAGTTGACAATCTATTCGATATTGCAGCAGTTATATTAATATCACTCACATCTGAATAATCGTCTGTAATTTCTGGCACTTCTTCAAGCCTTAGCTTTAATTTTCTAGCTATGTACATAAATATATTTTTTACAAAGCTATTCATCGTCAACCTCCTTTTCCCAATTAAACCAATCAAATTCGTGTATTAATACCGTTGATACAAAATAGCGTAAATCATCCATACAATGATCGTTTTCTTTTATTACTTGCTCATCTCTACCGTCATCCCAAGAGTATAATCCAAACTCTTTTATCATGTCTACGCACTTAGGAGATATCTTTAAGTAATCTGTATTAAGCAATGTTGATACTCGTGATATGCCCGGAAGTACTTCATTTCGTGCGTTTCGTACATCAAACTTATCATGTCTGCGTATGGTTTCCTTCATTGAACTTGCCGACGGATCGATTACAATAGATTCGATTCGCTTATCCCCTGCTAACTTTTCAATCCGTTTATAATGTTCTTCATCCGTTCGCTGTCTGCCTTTTTCTCTACTGCTAAAGTAATACTCATCTATGCAGTATGCTTTTTTTCTTTTAACGCACCATAAGTGTGCTGAGAACGGGTTAACAATACCATAGTCGCAGGATATATAATATTCACCTTTTTCTGGTATCTCATTTGAGAGCGTCCGCTCTTCGTCAAAATTTTCATATACTAACCCCTCGGCAATTACCCACTCACCTTTAATATATCGGTCATAGAATACACCGCTGTACATATTTTCATATCTATTTATAATTTTTTTACTTAATGAAGGGTTGTCAGTCATTAAGAAATGTAAGTGTTTTGAGTTTTTGTTTTTAGCTTTTAATATCCATTCTTCGTAAAACCAGTGATACGGATTTTCGGGGTTGCAGTTGAACCAAAACTTTGAACCTTCTACAGAGCAACGTGCAAGAGCCTGCTCAACAAATGAACGTGGCATCAATGCAACTTCATCAAGCATTATTCCCGCTAGTGTCATACCTTGAATTAGTGAGGCACTTGATTCATCTTTTCCACCAAATAAATAAAATCGGTTAGTACCTATTTCCATGAGTTTAGTTGAGCGTTTATAGTTTATTTTCCACATTTGATTAAGTGCGTCTACATTCATGAGTGGAATTAATAAATTTCTTTCTGCTGATTGAACCGTTTTCCCGCATAGTGCAAATGATTTGTTTTCAAAATTAGTCATTGCCCATATAACAAAAGAAATACTCATACAAATTGTTTTACCGCTACGAACTGCACCATC